AATCCAGGCGTATTTTTGGTGCGCAACAAAGAAACTAATAAACCTCTTTATTTCTCTTGGAAATTTGATGATGGAACAACCCAAAGAGTCAAATATGACTCTCAAGAAGAATGGTGCATCTTCTTAGAACAATCACTAAGAGAAGAACATGCGCAGGACGTGAAACACGATAGGCATAGAGCCCGTTTTAATAAAGGAATGGAACTTGATATTGAGGATATTCCTGACAAATCAACGGATGCCTATGTTGATGATGAAACATCGGGCGAGGACACAATCTCGTCCTTTTTGTCATCGCTCACTGAAACTCAGCTCAGACGTTATCAGCTTAAAGAAGAGCACCCAGAATACACCCTTTGTAAAATTGCCGAACTCGAAGGCGTAGATGTTTCATCAATTTTCGAGTGTTTTAGAGCAATTCAAAAAAAATTCAAAAAGTTCTTTCAAGAACTACCCCCAAAAATCGACACCAAATGTGTGTAGTAATGAAGACGAGCTCTTCAGAAAGCGAGGTACTTAATTGAAAGAAGTAAAAGTACAAATCTCAAAAACACCTAACCCAGATGGTGTGGTAGCTGCCAAGAGGATGTCACTCTCAAAAAGGTTGATGAACAAGATCTTCGGCACTAAAAGCAATCTCACGGTGATTGCAATCGGGGCTTCGGTAGAAAAAGTCACTATCGAGGATATTACGAAAGGAGAAAATGCAAATGGCAAAATCGAAACAAGACGATAAGGTCCTCATTGTTTATCCCAAGTTGGTGAACGCAATTAATAGCTTCTTTGAAACTGTAAATGCGCTCATCGCAGAGACGCAGCTAGAGACCAGCGATTCGGAAGCAGAAATGCCAAAGAAGGTAGAACCTACTGTTGAAGAAAAGCATCAACCTACTCTTGAGGAAGTTAGAGCTGTTCTAGCCGACTTATCTAGAAAAGGTTATACAACCAATGTTCGCATGATGCTTGTTGGATGTGGCGTTAGCAAATTAAGCGAAGTCGCTCCAAAAGATTATGCTGGACTATTAGCCAAAGCACAGGAGTTAAGCGATGCCATCAAAGACTAATGGGCACTCCTTAATTGGTGGCAGCTCGCTCAAAAGAGCAATGGAGTGTCCACCTAGCGTAAGGCTTACAGAAAATTACGAAGACGAAGGCTCGATTTATGCAAAAGAGGGAAGTTCTGCGCACCTTTTACTGGAAAAAAAGATAAAAGAACGCTACGGAATCCCCTTTGAAGCAGATACAACGAACCTCGAATTCTACAGCGAAGAAATGGAAGAGTGCACCGATGTAGCACTAAACCTCATATCTGAAATATATGAAAGGTTGAGTGCAGAAGGTAAACATCCATTTATCGCCAGTGAAGTGCTCGTGGATTTCTCAGATGTCGTCCCGGACGGGATGGGATCATCCGACGTTGTAATCGTCTATGATGGCGGAATATATGTCATTGACTACAAGCACGGTCGTGGCGTCGAAGTCAGTTGCGACCATAACCCACAGCTAATGATTTATGCGTACGGAAGCTTACTCATGTTTGAGTCTCTATACGACATCGCTGAAATTAACATGGCGATTATCCAGCCAAGACTAAACAACATTTCCGAATGGTCCTGTAACAAAGATGAACTTGTCGAATGGGCAATCAACGAAGTCAAACCAAAAACAGCCCTGGCCTATGAAGGCAAAGGCGAATTCAACTGCGGTCCATGGTGCCAATTTTGTAAAGCGCGACATGACTGCAGATATAGAGCAGAAAAGATGCTCAAACTTGAAGGCTATCGAGCAAAGGACAAAGCATTAATGTCGCTTGAGGAAATCGCAGAGATTCTCGGCAAGATAGACGAACTCGTTTCTTGGGCCAATGACATCAAAGATTATGCTCTAGCTGAAGCCCTAAAAGGAAAACAAATACCCGGCTACAAGTTAGTTGAAGGACGCTCTAATCGTAAGTACACATCAGAGGACGATGTCATCAGGGTGGTGGAAGAAGCTGGACTCGATCCATTTGAGAAAAAACTCTTATCCATTGCTGAATTAACGAAACGCCTCGGTAAAGCAAAATTTATCGAACTAGTAGACAAATATGTCTATAAACCATCCGGCAAGCCAACTCTCGTTGAAGATAATGACGCGAGGTCGGAACTCAACTTGGCAAAAAATGATTTCATGGAGGAATAGAAAATCATGTCAAAAACAAACCCATGTAAGGTAATTACATCAGTAGTCAGATTCAGCTACTTAACCGCAAATGAACCTAAAGCCACGACAGAAGGCGGAGTTCCCAAGTATTCTGTTTCACTCATTATTCCTAAGTCGGATGCCGATTTAGTGAAAAAAATCCAAAGCGCTATTGAGGCGGCCTATAAAGAAGGCGAATTCAAGCTTCGTGGTGCTGGAAAAACTGTCCCACCGATGACGGCAATCAAAAATCCACTTCGTGATGGCGACTTAGAAAGAACAGACGATCCGGCATATAAAGATAGCTATTTCGTTAACGCCAACTCAACAAACAAACCAGAAGTTGTCGATGCTGCTCTTAATCCAATTATCGAAACAAGTGAAATCTATAGTGGTATCTATGGCCGTGCGTCAATTACCTTCTATGCTTTCAACAACAATGGCAATAAAGGTATCGCATGTGGCTTGAACCATCTACAAAAAATTCGCGATGGTGAACCATTAGGTTCCAAAGCAACAGCTGAAACCGACTTCGGTGACAACGAAGGGTTCCTTGATTAATAAGGCAAACTTGGGGAGCGGCGATATGCTGCTCTCCTTTTTGGGGGTATGGTGATGATCAATAAACTCAGTATCGATCTAGAAACATACTCGGAAACATCTATCAATGCTGGCGTATATAAATACACCGAAGATCCAGCATTTGAAATATTGCTATTTGCTTATTCAATCGATGATGGCCCTGTCAAAGTCGTGGATTTGGCGATGGGCGAAAAAGTACCAGAAGAAGTGCTCAATGCTCTCGACAACCCCGACATCACTAAATGGGCATTCAATGCTCAATTTGAAAGAATCTGTTTATCCAGATTTTTAAACTTACCTGACAACACCTACCTTAGTCCGCAAGGGTGGAAATGTTCCATGACTTGGGCAGCGATATTGGGTCTTCCGTTCTCATTAAAGAAAGTTGGGGAAGTGCTGAACATCGATAAAAAGAAACTTGATGAAGGTAAGGATTTAATACGTTATTTCTGCTTCCCCTGTAAACCGACAAAACAAAACGGTAATAGGTTAAGGAACTTGTATTATCAAAACAAAGAAAAGTGGGAATGCTTTAAGTTCTATAACAAGCGAGATGTGGAAGCGGAGATGTCAATTCAAGAAAGACTATCAAATCATCCGGTGTCTGACTCCCTATGGGAAGAATATTGGATGTGCGAACTTATTAATGATCGCGGGGTTCTAGTCGATGGTTTGCTTGTGCATAACTCAATAAAAATAAATGAGATTTGCCGTGAAAATTATATCAAAGCCCTGCAAAATATCACCAATTTAGAAAACCCAAACTCCGTCTCTCAGCTAAAAGAATGGCTAACAGATAACGATGTCGAAGCACCGTCTTTAGGAAAGAAAGAAGTCAAGGAACTATTGAAAGGTGCATCAGATGAAACGGTCCAGAAGGTTTTACAGCTAAGGCAGCTAATTTCTAAATCGTCCGTCAAAAAATATGAAGCGATGATTTGCTCTAGATGTAAGGACGGTAGGGTAAGAGGGATGTTCCAGTTCTATGGCGCAAATCGAACGGGGAGATTCTCAAGCAAAATCATACAGCTCCAGAACTTGCCCCGAAATGCCATTGAGGACTTGGATGCTGCTCGGGGTTTAGTGAGGACAAACAATCTTTCTGCACTTGAACTACTTTATGGAGACATTACAGATGTCTTATCGCAATTAATTCGAACGGCCTTTATCCCTGCTCCTGGACACAAGTTTATCGTAAGCGACTTCTCAGCAATTGAAGCGCGAGTGATCGCTTGGTATGCCCACGAAGATTGGCGAATGGAAGCTTTTCGAAATAACAAAGATATCTATTGTGCATCCGCTAGCGAGATGTTCGGAGTACCCGTTGAAAAGCATGGTGTTAATGGCGATCTCAGACCAAAAGGTAAGATTGCTGAATTAGCGCTTGGCTATGGAGGTTCTGTTGGGGCTCTGATAGCTATGGGAGCCATCGAATATGGCCTAAAGGAAGAAGAGCTTCAATTATTGGTAAATGCCTGGCGAAATGCCAATCCAAACATTGTGGAGTTTTGGTGGAAGGTTGATAAAGCGATCAAAAAAGCGATCAACGAAGACAAAATTGTAAAACTTGGACAACTCATATTCGAATACCGGGCTAAGATGCTGTTTATTCATTTGCCGAGCGGAAGAAAACTCGCCTATGTAAAACCAGAAATAAGAGAAGGTCAAATCACTTACTACGGTATTGGTGACAATAAAAAGTTCGTTCGCATTGAATCGTACGGTCCCAAGTTTGTTGAAAACATCGTTCAGGCGACAGCTCGGGACTTGCTCGTGTTCGCAATAAAAAACCTGAACTTACCAATCGTTATGCATATTCATGATGAAGTGGTTATCGAAGCTCCTTTAGATCTTGAGGTTGATAGCGTGGTAAAAGCCATGATCATCGTTCCGGAGTGGGGCCAGGGACTAATCCTTAATGCTGACGGATATGAATGCGATTTCTATAAGAAAGATTGACGGAGGAATCAGTAGATGAAAATAACTATATATACATCTAACTCACGAGGAGACGAGAAGAATGTTCTCTATCCAAATGAGACTAATATCGACACTAAAAAGCCGATAGACTGCTCCATTTTTGGCAAGGACTATGTTGGTGCTTGTTATAAAGGGAACTATCGTTCAAACGAAAACTTCAATAAATCGAACTGTATCCTGGTGGATATAGATAATGACCATAGTGAAAAAGAGAGCGAATGGTTCACTGAAGAGGATGTAAAAGCAGCTCTTCGAGGAGTGCCATTTATTATCCATTATTCAAGAAACCACCTAAAAGATAAGCAAGTTACTAAAGCCAATGGAACTATCATCGTTAAACCAAAGCGACCGAAGTTTCATTTAATTATCGCAACTAGCGAGATATCTTCTAGAGAAGAATTCGATAAGTTGATGACTCGCTTTGGGGCCTTATTTCCATTCATTGATAAAAAGGCAAAGGATGCTGGACATTTCTTCTTTGGAACAGAACTACCTAGAGCCGAAATTTATGATGGCTACATGACATTGAATGAACTTCTCGATGAGATGGAGTTTGACAATGCGGTCGAAAGTAGCGAGATTCCAGAAGGTAGTAGAAACGCAACCATGTCGAGATATGCCGCAAAGGTACTTAAGCGATATGGCGATGGTGATGAAGCAAGAATTCTATTCGATGAAAAGGCAACCCACTGCAATCCGCCTTTGGAGGATGCTGAACTAGAGACGATCTGGAAGAGTGCTTTGCGCTTTTATCGTAAGGTCGTGCTAACGGATCCTTCCTATAAAAAACCGGAGGATTATGTCGATACCAACTCGTATGCTCCAACCGATTTTAGCGATGTTGCTCAAGCTCGATTAATTGATAAGTATTTCTCTAATAAGCTGAAGTACAGTGCTGCCACTTTAAACATAGTTTATCGGAAGAATAAATGGGAAGAGAGCGAGTCAGGTGCTCAGGCTATTGCTCAAGAATTAACTGAACGCCAATTACGGGAGTCAGAGCGGCTCATTATCGAAAACTATAAGAAATGCGAAGAACTTGATGTTTTCGAAGCGGTGGCATCGTGCAAGAAAACGGAAATTGCCACAGTTTTAGATGACAAGCAAAAAGAAGCCTATTTCGGATATCAAGATGCTAGAAAATACAAGGATTATGTTATTAAGCGGAGAGCAAGTCACGCAATTACCGCTTCCCTAAAAGAAGTAAGGCCAATGGTGGAAATTGACTCGAGCATGCTTGATGCTGATCCATTCTTATTAAACACCCCTGCAGGCACATATGACCTTAAAAAAGGCGTGAGTGGGCTAAGGGAACATCGAGCAGAAGATTTGATTACCAAGATAACCAGTGTGTCACCTTCCCAAAAAGCGAAAGAGGTCTGGGAAGCATTTCTCAACAAAGTCTTTGGTGGAAATCAAAAGCTAATCGAATATGTTCAGGAAATGTGCGGGATTGCGTTGATAGGAAAAGTCTATGTCGAAGCGTTCATTATCGCCTATGGAGACGGTGGAAACGGTAAATCGACATTCTTTAACTCTATCTCTTATGTGATAGGGGACTATCACGGATCAATCGCAAGCGACGTATTGACCACAGGCATCAAGCGGGATAAACAAGCGGACCTAGCCGAGTTAAGAGGAAAGCGACTCGTTATTGCCGCTGAAACCAAAGTGGGCGATAGACTCGATGAATCAACCCTTAAGCGCATGTGTTCCACCGACAAAATAAACGCGTGCAAGAAATATAAGGATCCTTTTGATTTCATTCCAAGTCACACATTAGTTATCTACACAAACAACTTACCAAAGGTAAGCACCATTGATGATGGCACCTGGAGAAGAATTATTGTCATTCCTTTCAAACACAAATTTTCAGGTAAGGACGACATCAAAAACTATACAGAAGTGCTGGTCGAACAAGCCGGAGAATACATTCTCTACTGGTTAATCGAAGGTGCGAAAAAGGCCATCGATAACCACTTTCACATCGAGCCGCCAGAAGAAGTTATTGATGCTATCAAGGGATATAAAGAACAAAGTGATACGATTGCTACGTTCCTCCGTGAGAAATGCGACGCCACCGATAAAGACGCATTATCTCCTAGTGGTGAGCTCTATACCAAATACCGCAACTTTTGTTATCAGTGCGGAGAAACGGCCAGAAGCACAACCGCCTTCTATGAAACTTTGAAGAAAAATGGCTTTGCAAAAATTGAAAAGCAGCATCGTTATTACATCAAAGGAATATCCATTTTGCCAATCGACCTCTCCTCTGCCGCTGAAGATTTTGAAGAGTTACTTTAGTAAAAAATAGAAAAGTGAGAGGTCGGAGAGGTCTTACCGTAACTTGTACATATAAGGAAAAAATAATAATTAAAATCCCTATATATAAAAGTTCAGAAATGACATCTCCAACCTCTCCAATACTAAAAGTATTGCTTGAGAGGTCTCATGGGAAAAGAATCGCAAATTGAGAAGAGATTGGTAAAAGAAGTCGCTAAGGCCGGTGGCAAAGCCTTGAAATTAGTCAGTCCGGGTTACGTAGGTGTTCCTGACCGATTGATATTGATAGCATTTGGCAAAATCGGATTTGTCGAAGTAAAAGCACCTAACGAAAAGCCGAGAAAAATACAGCTGAAACGCATTCGAGAACTTCAGGAGCTTGGCTTTAAAACTTATGTTCTTGATGACGAGAGTCAAATAGGAGGAATTATCGATGCAATACGAACCACATGAATATCAGTCATTTGCGACCGAGTATATCAAAAACCATCCCATTAGTGCGCTGCTAGTCGATATGGGCTTAGGCAAGACGGTTATTACTTTAACGGCGTTACTCGACTTGTTATTTGATTCCTTCTTGATTCATAAAGTCCTGGTTGTCGCACCCCTTCGAGTAGGGCTCATATCCTGGCCAGATGAACTAGTGAAGTGGGATCATCTCCATTTTCTAAAATCTAGCATTGTGATTGGAAGTGAAATAGAACGCTTGCGAGCATTAAAAGCGAAAGCTGATATCTATATCATCAACCGTGAAAACCTCGAATGGCTGGTTGAAAGAAGCGGTAATAAATTCGACTTCGATGTCATGGTTATTGATGAGTTGTCTAGTTTCAAGAACGCTAAATCCAAAAGGCATAAGGCCCTAATGATGGTTAGGCCATATGTCAAACGAATTATTGGTTTAACAGGAACGCCAGCCGCCAACGGCCTAATGGACCTATTTGCCGAGTTCAAATGTCTGGACTGTGGATCGAGATTAGGAAGATTTATCACTCGCTACCGCACCGAATACTTTCTGCCCGACAAGACTAATGGAATGGTGGTCTTCTCCTATAAACCACAAGTTGGTGCAGAAGAAAGAATCTATAAAAAGATTTCTGACATCACAATTTCTATGAAAGCGATCGATCATCTAAAGATGCCAAGTCTAGTTGATGTCGAACACGCGGTTGAATTATCCGATTCTGAAAAGGCGTTCTATGAGGAACTTCAGGATGAAATGATTGCGGAAATAAAAGATAAAGAAATCACATCCGCCAACGCAGCGGTTCTTACAGGGAAACTCTTGCAAGTTGCTAATGGTGCTATATATTCCGATGGCGGTGAAGTCGTAGGGGTTCATGAGCGAAAGCTAGATGCCTTAGAAGACATCATTGAGGGAGCAAATGGCAAACCTCTACTAGTAGCATATTGGTTCAAACATGACTTAGAACGTATCAAAAAGCGACTTGATAAACTTGGCACCAAATACGGAATTCTAGATCAACCCGAAATGATCCGAAAGTGGAACGCTAGGGAGCTAGAAGTGGGCTTAGTTCATCCCGCCTCAGCTGGTCACGGCCTGAATCTTCAAACTGGCGGAAACACAATCGTATGGTATGGTCTCACATGGAGTTTGGAACTATATCAGCAAACCATTGCTAGAATCTATCGCCAGGGGCAAAAAGAAAAAACAGTGGTGGTCATTCACATAGTTTCAAAAGGCACGATGGATGAAACGGTGCTAAAAGCGCTGAAAAGGAAAAACGCCACACAATCTCGACTAATCGATGCAGTCAAAGCAAAACTGAAAGGAGGTAGCTATGACGAATAAAGAATTTTTAGAAAAACCCATACGCATCAAAAAACGTATTGAATCACTCAAACTACAGAAGGAGCAATTTGAAGTCTTAGCAAACTCCATTCCTGGTGGCAACTACGACAAACCAGTCGTTCAGATGACAAGGACCTATGAAGCCCCATTTGTTAAATGGATCGATAAGATATTTGATGTTGAAAACAAAATAGAGCAACTGGAAATCAAATATGAAGCTGCTAAAGCAGAAGTGATGAAAGCGATAGAGAAACTTTCTAAATCCGATTATCAAACGGTTCTTATCATGCGATACCTTAATGAATACTCATGGGCGAAGGTATGTGAAAAGCTCTATATTTCCTTATCGACAGCAAAACGATGGCATTGGGAAGCTGTAAACGCCTTGCAAATTAGCTAAAAATTAAGTTGGACCATGATGGACTGCTGTGGACCATTGTGAACCGTTGTAATCAGTCAAACTTTGACATATTGTATAATCAGCGAAAGCTATAAGAGGAGCCTATGAGCAAAATCATGGGTTCTTTTCTTTTTACACAATTCGGAGGATCACCCATGGCGAAAAAAATGGATGCCTTTGAAAAGTGGCAAGCTTCTATCGGAATTGATTCATGGCCAAAGGTTCGAGAGCTACTGACTGATTTATCCAAAAAAGGATATACCCAGCGTCAGATCTGTGAACGCCTCCACTTGGATGAGGCATACTTTTCAAGGCTAAAGAAAAAACACCCAGAGATTGAAGAAGCGTTTAGAGATGCGGATGACTATGTATTAGATGCCGCATTTACTGCTTTATACAAAGTTGCCTTTGGCAATGCATATGTAAACGAAGATACCTGGCTTGAAGATAAGCAGGATGGCAGCAAGCCAAAAAAGAAGGTTCATCGTGTAAAACGAGAAAGCGAACCTAACTTAAGCGCCATCATCTATCTTTTAACCCAACGCTTCGGAAGACAATTTTCTGATAAGCGAGAAGAACTTGAGCTTGCACGCCAAAAGCTAGAAGCCAATAAGGAGGAATGGCCAAATGTCAGTAACAATAACGATGATGAAGACTAACGAATTAATTCCCTATGAAAAAAATCCTAGGAATAACGATAAAGGTGTCGATGCCGTAGCTAATTCCATAAAAACATATGGCTTTAAGGTTCCGATTGTCATCGATAAAAGCAATGTCGTTGTGACCGGCCATACCAGATTGAAAGCTGCTAAAAAGCTTGGGCTGGATGAAGTTCCATGCATCATAGCTGATGATTTAACCGATGAGCAAATTCGTCAATTTAGAATCGTCGATAATAAAACCAATGAATTATCTGACTGGAATTTCGATCTCTTAAGAGAAGAACTCCTAACAATGGATGATATTGATTTGGTTCAGTTTGGATTTGATGACCTCGACTCAATCTTAAATGTCGAAACCAAAGATGATGAATTTGATGTTGACGAGGAAATTCCTGAAAATCCATACTCCAAAAGAGGAGACGTCTATGTTCTTGGCGAGCACCGTGTCATGTGCGGCGATTCAACCATTAAGGAAGAAGTCGATACTTTGATGGATGGGAAGGTCTGTGATCTTATTGAGACGGATCCTCCTTACAATGTTGCCATAGGCACAAAAGGTCAACAGTACAAAGAAAGAGGCGGATACAATTGTGGAATGAACGAACGCACAATCCTTAATGACAATATGGATGATGGCGCATTTAGAGAGTTTCTCAATAAGGTGATGGTGAATTTCTACAACAACATCAAACCTGGTGGATCAATCTATGTATTCCACGCGGATACAGAAGGTCTAAACTTCCGTTCTGCTTTCAAAGATGCCGGATTTAAATTATCCGAGTGTTTGATTTGGAAAAAGAACAACTTTGTTTTAGGCAGATGCCCATATCATTACATGCACGAACCAATCTTATTCGGATGGCGAGAGGGTGCTGCCCATCATTTCGTTGATGATCGAACCCAAACAACCATTCTTGAATACGATAGGCCACAGGCTTCGGATCTACATCCGACAATGAAACCAATTCCACTTGTTACTAAGCTGATTCAAAATAGCAGCCGTGTGGGCGAGCTGGTCTTGGACTTATTCGGCGGTAGTGGTACTACTCTCATTGCTTGTGAACAAATTAAAAGAATCGCTTATTTGATGGAACTCGATGAAAAGTATGTCGATGTCATAGTTAAACGTTATTTGAAACAAAAGGACAGCATTGAAAATTGCTATCTGATCAGGGAGGGGAAGCAAATTCCCCTATCTGAAATTATTGACTTTGCTGGTGAATCCTTTTTAGGATAAGTCAAAAAAGTCAAACTCATATGCGCGTGTGAATCTCATGTATTCATCTCCTTTCACATCAGTCAGGGACCTTATCCTTTCATGGCCCTGATTGGTGGTGGGGAAAGCTCTAAAATCATAGTCAATTAAAGTTGCTATATCTTTGATATAGAGCGAGTATGTCCATGACGAAAGGAGCGTCAAATATGAGCAAATACATAGCCACAAAGAAAGGCCTAGAAACCTTACTAGAGAGGTACCTCGAAGCAGGGGTTACTGACCAAACCAAAGACGTCACAAACGGGTACGAGGCGAAATGGATCTCTGCGATCAAGGAGTGCATCGACTCCTTTAAAACCTATGAGCCAATAGCCATGGACGAAGTCGACTACGAAAACACCCCAGCAAACCTTAGAACCTTATGGAGAGGATTAAAATAGCAAAAAATGAAATGCGAATTATGTAAAAAGCCCATTAAGGGGTATGGCCATAACGGGTATCCCTGCTGCAAAGGGCGAGTATGCGATGAGTGCAATACCGCTAAAGTGATACCGGCTCGAATCGATCTCTTTAATGACAGGCTGAAAAAATAGGCTAGAAAGGCATCTCCGGATGCTTTTTTCAATTGAGGAGGCAAATGAGATGTTGGATGCAACAATTGAAACTTTATACATGTCATTTGTCTCTTTATTGATCTCTTGGCTTGTAGCCATGCCACTTGGAACACTGGTGTCTGAAACACGGCCAGGAGGATTGATTCCAAACAAAGTTGCTAATTTCATCTTCAATCGGCTAATCGATGTTGGAAGAAGCATACCATTTATCTTATTGGTGGTTTTTCTCTTCCCTTTTACTAGATGGATGTTAGGGACAGCGATTGGAACTACTTCGATGATTGTTCCGTTAACGATATGTGCCATTCCTTTTGAAGCAAGGCTTATTGAAGAAGTCCTTTCTGAAGTGCCTTACCCGATTATTGAAGCGGCCAAAATTGATGGCGCATCCAATCTCAAGATTGTCATCAAAATAAAATGGGCATGTAAGATTCCTTATTTGGTTAACGCCTTGGGAATCACATTGATTAACATCATTGGTTATTCGGCAATGGCTGGAGTAGTTGGCGGTGGAGGTCTTGGTAATTATGCCATCATTTATGGCTTCCAAAGATTTGATTGGAACATCATTGCACAAGCGGTGGTGATCATTGTCGTGATCGTTTCGTTAATCCAAATTATTAACAATTTATTAGTTCGATTTTTATTGTGGAGGTGCCTATGTATAAAACATTAAAATTTATTCTTATCGCTTGCTTGCCTGCACTTGCGTTGGTCGGATGCAATAGCTCAAGCAAGACCATTGTTGTTGGCGCTAGTTCGACTCCGCACGCATTGATCCTTCAAGAGGCGAAAGACTATGTCTTATCCAAAGGATACAAGCTAAATATTACAATTTTTAATGATTATGTTCTTCCTAATTTTGCTTTAGAAAATGATGAGCTTGACGCTAACTATTTTCAGCATAAGCCTTATTTGGAAGAATTTAATAGCGCTAATGGCACTCACTTAGTTCCTGTTATGGACGTCCATTTTGAACCGATGGGAATTTACTCTGGCCAAAAGAACAATTTATCCACTTATTCAAAATTGGATACCATCATCGTTCCGAGCGATAAATCAAACTACGATCGAGCGATCAACCTTCTTAAAGAACATGGCATGGATGATGCGAATGTTGTTGAAGTTGAAGCACAAAATATTCCATTGATGCTAAGCGACTGCGCCTTTGCAGTTATTAATGGTAACTATGCGTTATCAGCCGGAGTCGTTAACCGATGTTTAATTACTGAAGAAAAAGACTCTGAGATTGCGCAGAGAATGGCAAACATCATTGCTGTAAAAGCAGGTAATGAAAATAAAGATAAAACTGGAGTTTTAATTGAAGCACTCTCCCAAGAGAACATCCGGGAGTTTATTGAAAACAATTTTGGTGATTCAGTTATTTATCTTGGTTAAGGAGGACACTATTTAATGGCGTATGAAAAAACAAGCCCAAGACACCCGGATAAAATGTGTGATTGCATTGCCGGAGCACTAGTGGACATGGCATATAAAAAAGATCCTAATCCACGAATCGCAGTAGAGGTTTTGCTGGGACATGGAAAATGTCACATAATCTCAGAAACATCTGTGACGTTAAATATCGAAGAAATAAAAACAGCGGTGCATCGAATAGTTGGCCATGCGGTGGAAGTCGATTATCTGGAAGTACCTCAGGACGTGCATCTTAGCCAAAATCAAAATGGCAAAATTCGTTGCGGAGATAACGGAATCTTTAAAGGGGTGCCAGTTACCAAAGAACAAAAGCAACTAACACAAATTGCTAAAGCCATCTACGATGCTTATCCCTATGATGGCAAATACCTTCTCGATAAAGACCGCTTAATTATCTGCCACAGCAATGTTGATTCTAACGAAATCAAAAAGGTCTTTAAGCACGCCGAAGTAAACCCAATAGGCGATTGGACCGGATCCGAAGAAGTTGATGCTGGAGTAACCAATAGGAAACTCGGTAGCGATATGGCCGATTCAGTCACTGGCGGTGGATTACACGGTAAGGATCTATCCAAAGCCGATGTGAGCGTTAATATCTATGCTTTCTTAAAGGCACAGAAAACACGAAAGGTTGTAAGCCTTAGCTGTGCCATTGGCGACGAGTTCGTTGATGGGATACCTTATAAAGAAATTGTTGAAATCGCAAGAAACTACATTGACTCTTTAGGCGGGTTTGAAGCCTTTGCTGAATGGGGTTTAGTCCGTGCTAAATGAATGTGATGCGATCAATCGTTTTTACCGTAGTGCCGCATGGCAACAAGCGCGATTGATAAAGGTTACAAGTGCGAACGGACGGTGTGAAAAATGTGGTGGAATCGGAGAAGAAGTTCACCATATCGTTCATGTCACACCAAGCAATGTTGAAGATCTGAATGTAACTTTAAATCAAGACAACCTAATACTATTGTGTAAGGAGTGCCACAACAAAGAGCATGAGCGCTTCAATAAAATCAAACAAAAGTTCGATGTGGATGGACAAATCAAGCCTTTTTGAAGGATAATGCTTCTAGAGGTATTTATATGGATAATATAGAAAATTATGTTCTAGAAGGAAATATTAAAAATCTTGTTGCCAGTGCTGAATTATTATGGGGCCAACTTGAGCAAACTTTTTTTGGTCCATTGCCAACTGATACTCATTGCTTGGCTTTTATTATGCTGGGATGTTTTGCTTCAGAACTATCATTTAAATATATTTTAGAAAGAAGATCTGCACCAATTAGAGGTCATGAGTTAAGAAAGTTATTTGATGCTCTTCCAGTTAATGACCAAAATGCGATTATTGTGAGAACAGGCATGAGTGATACAAAGTTTTATGAAAATCTAGATATTGTTAGCAACAATTTTGTTGATTTCAGATATGGACACGAAACAAAACCTGGTTTTATTCCGTATATAAATCCAGAAAAACCAGAAGAAACTATCTATAACAGTCTTTCAAGTTCACCTGTATTTATTCATTTACTCTACAATTCAGCATCGAAAATTAAGTAACCCCCCGGTCATTAGCATTACTGCATACTAACAAGTACCGCAGCCCCCACCTCACAAATGCGGGAGGCAAAAATTTCAAAAACCCAGGTTTCCAAAAGGGCCTGGTTTTTTATTGGAGGAAACATGATTCAAGAAAAAATACAAAATGAATACGAGCGACTTTTGCATTTATTTAAAGATGTTGATGAAAACAAAACAAAACTGGTTAACGAGCTGCTGATGAAGGCAGCTTTTCTAAAAGTTCAATTAGACGATCTTGAGCTTGTTCTCAAAAAACATGGTGCGATTCAAATTTCAAATAAAGGTAATGCTCGTGAATCAACAAACTACAAAACATACCTAAAAACGCTAACCGTTTATCAAGGCATAATCAAAACTCTCGGTGTTGTGATGGGTAGAAATACAATCGATGATGACGACGAGTTTGATGAGTTTCTAAGAACCGCAAATTTGTAAGGAGGCTATATGTCATACGAAATAAACATTCACGTAGATAAAACAGGGACGCTTATTACAAACGATTTCCCTTTAACTATCTCCGTTTTCAAAGAAAGCCGACGTGTGAAGTTAATTTTTACGGTTGATACTGAAATCGACAGTGAATATCACTATTTAAAGTTCACTCACCAAAAAACGAACTATTTATACAGGGTTCATGACAACGCTTTTGAAATACCTAAGGCGGTCACTGCCTGGGAGGGCAGATGGGAGATCTCCTTTATCTGCTGTGACGAGCCTTCAAATTCAAGCAATGTGATTACCGCTAATTACATCTACGCTAGCGAGCCTATTATCGCCAACATTGCGCGGGGCAATTTAGGAAACAACTCGACTACAGAAGAACAAAATCTCCTGCGCGAGTTGGTGGAAGGTACTTTTGATGAGTTTGAAATTCCTAATACGGCTTCTTTTATTGGAAGCTATTTTCTATCAAATTATGCTCAAGCATTCAAGTTGATTGTCCCTTCAAGCATCATCACGATTAAGGATCGCATTTTATACGACTCAGGATGCACGAAGATAATCTTTGAGGAGGGTTCACAACTTAAAACTCTTGAAGACTATGCCATCTATCGAATTGCCAATCTCGGTGATATTACTCTCCCTAAGTCAATTGACACATGGGGCAAATATAACCTAAGCAGCTGCGGTTGCGGAATCGTTCGTTTCGAGGCCGTTTCAAATCTGCGTACTTTAGGCAGCTATGCCTTTTGGAGCATTCCCAATCTGACGAAATTATATCTTCCCGATCGACTTCAAACATTGTCTGGTGGAACAGCAGTTATTAAGAGCTGTCCACAGCTAAACGAAGTTTGGATTCCAAACACCGTTACCTCCGCGATTCCTGCAACTGCAATACAAGATTGCCCATTGCTAAATAAGATTACACTTCAAAGCAATTTCAATGTATCGGCGAACTTTTCAAATGTTGTTAATTTGACGAAAGAATCGATCGTCCTGATGTTTCAATCGCTAAAGGATCTAAGCGGCGCTGGAGCAAAGGTGCTCACTTTAGGCGTGGACAATCTAGCAAAATGCACACAAGCCGAGCTTGATATTGCACTCAATAAAAACTGGTCACTAGCCTAGGAGGTATTGTACATGGAAATTAAAGAAGAAAGCGGACGTCACATTTTATATGCAGAAGAAGGAAAAGTCCTTCAGAGCGTAACCGATGGTTTGATTATTGGCCCGTGGCTGATCCTCGGAAAAAATGATAGCGAAATCCATTATCACGATATCGATGAACCCATTGATGATGCTCTTCCAAAGGCGAACACTCCAAAGTTTCAACCAAAAGAAGAAAGCGCACCTATTGAAGAATGAGTTATTTACTTGAATACATTAAAGAAATAGAGAGCGGCAATATCCGTGTTGGGAAAGAATTAGCCAGTGTTCTTAACGCTCTAAAAAGCGATATGGATAACCCGATCTATCTATATGATGAAAATCCAGGGCGGCTCAGAATCAACTTTATCGAAAAGTTCTGCAGACATACAAAATCGCCATTCAATGGTCAACCTTTCATTCTGGAATTATGGGAAAAAGCCTTTTTAGAGGCCTCCTATGGCTTCAAAATAGCCGAGACGGGTTTGCGTAGGTTCAATGAAGTTCTGCTTCTTGTGGCGCGTAAAAACGGCAAGACGACTTTTATTGCGGGCATTGATCTTGCAGAATTTTTCTTAAGTTCCGGTGGCGTGGATATCGTTTGTGCTTCCAATACAAATGACCAAGCATCGATTCTATTTGAAGAAATTAACAACATGCGTGAGCAAAGCCGTCCCCTTAGAAACGAGAAGCGATCAAAGAAAAATATCTTCTATATCTACTCGCCTAAGAATAAAAACAAGATTAAGAAACTGTCGGCGCAATCGCGCAATAAAGATGGATACAACATTGAGGTTGGATGTATTGATGAAGTTCACGAAATGGTTGATTCCAAAGTCTACGATGCAATTAAGCAGAGCCAATCGACTAAAAAAGAACCGCTCATCTTTATCATCACAACCGAAGGAACAACAGTAGAAGGTTTTCTCGATAGCAAACTAGAATATTGCCGCAAGATGATTAAGGGCGAAATCAAAGATATCAGAATTCTTCCATGGCTTTATACGCAAGATAGCATGGAAGAGGTTTTTGAAGATCCGACCTCCTGGCAGAAGAGCAATCCTTCTCTTGGAAAAATAAAGCTCCCCACATATCTAGAAGACATTATGAACAAAGCAAAAAACGATCTTTCAACGCGCGTTACGATGCTCTGCAAGGACTTTAATGTGAAACAACTCGATAGTGGATCATGGCTTACATTCGCTGATTTAAATAACGAAACAAAATATGCGTTAACTGACCTTTCAGACACATACGCTATTGGCGGAGTTGATTTATCAAGTACCACCGATTTAACTGCTGCAGTATTACTTATCATTAAAAACGGTAAGAAATATGTCGTACCTCACTTCTTTATGCCGAGCGAGCTCGTCTCAAAAAGAGTGGAGGAAGATAAAATCCCTTATGACATTTGGATAAAAAAGGGGTTCATTACATTAACCACCGGAAATCAAAATGACTTCTCGAAAGTTACAGAATGGTTTATTTCGATGGTCAAAGAACACGATATTCGTCCTTTATGGATTGGATACGATCCTTGGAATTCTCAATATTGGGTTAAGGAGATGGAAGATGCAGGATTCACGATGGAAAAAATCCGCCAGGGAATCTACACCCTTTCTGAACCGATGAAACAGCTCGAGGGAGATCTCAAAAACAAAAATGTTATTTATAACGATAACCCAATCTTAAAGTGGTGCCTGGCTAACACCCAAGCAAAGATCGATCTCAATGGGAATATTCAACCGAGCAAATTAAATAGCAAATTAAAAAGAATTGATGGATGCGTGGCTCTTATTATTGCCTATGCTGTCCTCACTCGATATAAAACTGATTATGAAAACATGATAAGTTAGGAGGCCCTATGAGCATATTTGATGTATTTAAGCGAAAGAAAAAAGTAGTGGCACCTAGTCCTGATGATGCTCAACTTTTCAAATCGACATTGAATCTTTTCACTGACTTTGGTGACAACATTAATTTGAGCGATGTGGTAAAAATTTGCATCGATCGAATTGCGACTCACTCAGCAAAGCTGAAACCGAGATATGTGAAATCCGAAAACAAAGAAACGATTCAAGAAAAAAATGGAAATCTAGCATATCTACTCAAGCATCAACCTAATCCCTTGATGATTCCGTTTGATTTTATTTACAAGATAGTCACTCTTCTTTATCTCAACAATAATGCGTTCGTTTATCCAGTTTATGATGATGAAACCTATGAGTTGAAGGAACTGTGGCCAATCAAGCCCAATTCAGTTGAAGCACTAAAAGATGATAGTGGAGCCCTATACCTCCGCTTTTATTTTACTGACAAGAAAAGTTTCACGCTCCCGTACGAGTCGATTATCCATTTAAAAAGATTTTATGGAGTCAATGATATCTTCGGTGGCAGTGGGGCAATCTCTGATCATAGTGCACTCCTGAAAACCATCAAGATTAATGACTCGGTTCTTCAGGGACTTGATAACGCCATCAAGACAAGCTTTCAGGTCAAAGGTTTATTGAAAATCAATGGCATTCTCTCGGAAAAAGACAAAAGTGCTCAAAAAAGAGAATTTGACGAAGCCTTAAAGGAAGCAACCAAAGAAGGCGGAAGTTCCATCGTTCCTGTGGATCTAAAAAGCGAATATGTTCCGCTTAACGTTGATCCCAAATTAATCGATTCAGAGACCCTCTCGTTCCTTCAAAAGAAGATCATTTCTTACTTTGGCGTGAGCGAACCCATATTTGATAACAAGTATGATGAAAATCAATACAATGCATTTTATGAGTCGGTTATTGAGGGAGTAGCTATTGCGCTAAGCGAGGCATTTTCAAAGGCGCTGCTTACTAGAAGCCAACTCGAGAAAGGCGAACAAATCATCTTTTATTCGGAAAGGCTTCAATATGCATCCTGGAATACAAAGGTTCAAGCAATTGAAAAGCTGATGGGGCTAGGAATCCTATCCCTCAACGAATCTAGAGCCTTGCTAGGATTTGAACCGGTAGAGGGCGGAAGTAAGAGACTTCAATCCCTCAACTACGTTGATGCTGACAAAGCAGCAGACTATCAACTGAAAAATGATATCTTCAAGAAACCTAAGGAGGATAGCGAAGATGAACAATAAAGAAACACGATTCTCATCTATCGAATCAAGAAAAGATGAAGAAGCTCAAAAGATGATTGTCGAAGGGTACGCAATTGTTTTTGATGAGGAGACTTTAATTGGTGATGACTCTCATGGCTTTAGAGAAATTATCGATAAAAAGGCTCTAGCAAATACGAACATGAAAGATGTGCCCTTAAAGTACAACCATGATGACTCAACACTAATACTAGCGAGGACCAGAAATGGTTCTCTTTCTTTATCCATCGATGAGAAAGGCTTAAAAGTTAGGGCTGAACTCATTGATACAACCAGCAATCGAGACATATATAAGTGCGTCGAAGCTGGATTACTAGACAAGATGTCATTTGCTTTTACTGTCAAAGGTCAAAGCTGGGATAAAAGTGGAGAAATGCCAAAGAGGACTATCACGGCAATTGATAGGCTCTTTGATGTTAGCGTCGTAGACTTGCCGGCCTATGATCAAACCTCCATCCAAGCAAGTGCTCGTTCTTTAGAGTTGGCGGATGCTGACCTGAAGGCATTGGAGAATGCTGAGCAATTAAAAAAGATGACCGTTTTAGCAAAACGACTGAAAATCAAAACAAAAATTTAGGAGGAATTCATTTTATGAATTTAGAATTACGTCTAAAAGAAATTAAAACCCGCCTCGATGAAATTAGAGGCATGAGCGATTCTGAAACTGAAATTTCAAAGCTCGAAAGCTATGACAAAGAAGTTGATGAGCTCACAAACGAACGCAAGGCAATCGAAAAGAAAATCAACATGCGTGGTAAGCTCGATGTTAACGAAATTATCGAAACAAAGAGTGACGACCATGTTGACTTAGAAACACGTGGAAAAGCCTTAAAAGAGGGAAGAACTGTTGTCGTGACTGCTGATGGAGTCTTACTCCCTGAGCATGTCGATAGCACAATCTCGCCTTATCCATTCCGTGAATTATCTTCACTAGTGGAGCAAGTTCATACAGTTAACCTAAAAGGTGGCGAAACCTATAAGAAATCATTCGTTATTTCTAATGGGACAGGCGGTTTAACAGCTGAAGGCAATGCCTATGCTACTGCAGAACCAACCTTTGGTTACCTCACAATCTCAAAAGTCAAAGTTACCGCATACGCTGAAATCACCGAAGAGTTGGAAAAGCTCCCTGCAGCCGATTATTCGAATGAAGTTCTTAAGGGCATTAACGTTGCTTTAAAGAAAAAAATCTCAGAACAAATCTTAAAGGGTGCTGGAACTACCAATACATTTAAGGGTATTTTCTCCAGTGAATGTGAAGCTTTAGTAGACGCGGAAGACTTAGAACTCGACGCTATCGATGAAAACACGCTTGATGAAATCGTCTATGCCTATGGCGGAGATGAAGAAGTCGAAGGCGGATGCGTCCTTATCCTTAATAAAAACGACTTACGTGCATTCGCAGGTTTAAGAACTGCTGAAGGCCGCAAAGTTCACACTGTTGACTATAAGGCACACACTATTGATGGCATTCCGTTCATCATTTCAAGCCACTGCAATGCGATCAGTGCGGCAGCAACTACCGCTGGCCAATACTGCCTTGCTTATGGCCCCTTAGCCAACTATGAAGTCCCAATCTTCAGTGGGGTTGAAGTCTCAAAATCAACTGACTACAAGTTTAAAGATGGAATCATTTGCTACAAAGCCAGTGTTTTCACTGGTGGTAACGTTATCGGTTACAACGGTTTCTTGAGAGTCAAAAAAGCTTCTGCTTCACCTGTTGGTGGCGAATAACTAGCCGAAACACGGAGAGTCCTGGCCTGAAGTTAGTAGGGCCAGCCTTCCGTTTAAGAGTAATAGGAAGAATTCAATATTAAATATTTGAAGAGGAGGTGTCGAAAATGCTGCGCGAAAACATGCTTAACATGATGAAAAAGGCTTTGCTTATCCCTATAACCGAAAACTACGCTGATGACGAAATCAATATTCATATCGCCTCGTGCCGCCAGTTACTCATCACAACTGGAGTTCCTCGTGAAATCGCTGAATCAGATGACGTTCCATTAGTGCAAGCTCTTATTACTATATTTGTGAAGACCAATTTCGGATTTAACAGCGACGGTGCAGTGAAAGAACTTCCCAAGAGCTTTGACGTCTTACTCAGGCAGCTCTGCTTGTCATCTCCTGAGGTTAGTGGAGGCTCGTCATAGAAATATGATTGTGTATCCTAATTCCGGCAACATTTCCTTATTCCTATTACGTGTTAAAACAGCTGCAGATGCCCTCGGGAACCAAAGTATGCGGTTGGTCGGTTCCAAGATGGTGGTGGGGATGATGAGCTCCATCACCTTTAAGGAATTTTATGCTTCAAAAGAATCTCATGTTGCTGTTGACTGTAAAGTTGCCATCAATGCTCCTTTATACGATCAAAGTAAGTTCGTTTATGTTCCTTACGAGGACAAATTCTACAGAGTAGAACGAGCCTTTCAAAAAGGGATGTGGATGGAACTTTCTCTTAGTGAGTCTGACTTAAAAAAGGAGAATATTGAAGGATGGAATCTATAAAAATCGAAGAACTCCCAAAAGCAATCGAAAAGGCTGTTCAGTCTTATGCCAAAGATGTGGAGCTTTCAATCGATAGAAGACTTGAGTTAACAGCTGATGAAATCATTACTTACATCAAACAAAAAGCGCCAAGAACTTCTTTTTCTAAGGATCATTTAGGCGACTCTTTTTTCAAAGAATCCTACGATGAAGGAAGTAATAAAACAATTATTATTTATTCCAAAACAAAGGGTTCGATCGTTCATCTAATAGAACTTGGCTTCAGACATCGAAGTGGTAAATATGTCCCAGCTCGTCCCTTTCTAAGACCTGCTTATGACGAATTAACACCAAAGATGCTCGAAGATTTAAGAGAAATCATCAAAAAAGGAGGTTTGTAATGCTTAAGAAATTAAGAAACGTCTTGCTCACGGTGCTTCCGACAGTGATGTATGCGAGGCTCGATTATGATAATGAGCAAAATGCCAAGCCACCTTTTATTGTTTATCAGGAAATCTCTAAGCGGGCACCTATTTATGGTGATGATAGACCGCGATACTATTTGCGAACTATTCAAATTACTTTAATCACTAAAAACAAAGATGAAGTCCTGGAAGAAAAACTTGAAAAAGCACTTCTAGATAATGACTACATCTTTTCTTTAACTTCGGAGTTTGCAAACTCTGATCACTCTATTAATAGAGTTTATGAAATTAGGCTGGAGGATTATAAATATGCCAAATAACAAAATTACATTCGGTTTAAGAAATGTTCACTATGCCATTGGTAGTCAAGAAAACAATGGCAGCTGGAGCTTTGATACTCCGGTCTCTCTTCCTGGCGCTCAGGAATTTTCAAGCGAAGTAGTGGGAGGATCAACAAATGTTTATGCAGATGATACTCTTTATGCTTCCTTAGTTCAAAACGCGGGTAGAACTTTAACTCTTAAATTTACTGAAATTCCGGATGAGTTCAAAGTCGATATTCTCGGATATAAGCGTCTCGCTAATGGAAACTTAGTTGAGATTGCCAACGCTCCGGTTGTGACTTTCGCTCTCGGTTTTGAATTTCAGGGTGACTTAAAAGCACGAAGAGTGTGGTACTACCTTTGCAGTGTTACGCCGATTGGGGAATCTACCAAATCAAAGGCGGACAGTATTGAAGCTAACTCAGTGAGTTTAACAATTACTGCTCGTCCAATTGAAGTCGGTGATCACTTAGTCACTAACTGCGTGTCAGCTAAAGGAGACAGTAACTACACTAACTTCTTGACGACCGCACCTGCGATACCTGAAATTCCAACAGGAGTATAACTATGGAAAAAACAATCAAACTCAATGGGAAGGAACTACGATTAGCTTCTTCCCTTTTTACTGTTATTTCTTATAGAAGCGTCTTCGGAACAGAACTATTCGAGGATGTTGAAAAACTTGATATAGCATTCAAAAAGAATCAAAAAGATGTCGGCAGATTTATTGATATCTTGTTTCGTATTGTGTATGCGCTTCATAAGCCTTTTACAAGCGATTCATACAATAAGTTTTTGCAACAGTTTGACTTTAACGTTCTTTCAAATGTCGATGAACTCACTACCTTAGCAAACACAATTGGTGAGCTTCTCGGTTCAATTCAAAACAATAGTGGAAATAGCTCCCCACAACGATAGGCCAAGAGAGAATGTCACGGCAAATATAATCTTTAACTTGGCCCAATTAGGAATTCCTATCCGTGATGCGGAATTTTTTGATATTCAAACCTATCTTGACATAGTCAAACTGCAAAAAGAAATCTTTTCTGGCGAGACCAATCGTCAAGCTTCACAGGCGGATATTAATGCCTTTTTAGGTTAGGAGGAAAGGGGTATGGCAGAAGCAATAAAAGGTCTAAATATTAAGCTTGGGCTTGATACTTCTGAACTTGAAGCATCTATCAGATCCCTTAACTCAGACCTTAAAGAACAACAACGTGACCTAGCCGCGATTAACAAGAATCTACAATACGATCCTTCTAATCTTGAGCTTTGGAAACAAAAACAAGAAAAACTAAATCAGACACTCGAAACAACCAAGAAAAAGTTAGAGGAACAAACGAGACAACTCGATTTTGCAAAAGAGGGAGTAAAGCTCGGAACTGTTTCACAGCAAGAATTCAACAAGATGTCTCGCTCGGTTCAATACACTGAGGCCGAAGTTTCAAAGCTGAATAATGAGTTGAAAAATACAAACGGGAAACTCACAGCTCTTGGAAAAATTGACGTCAACACTTTAAGCTCAGTTGGCTCGGCTCTAACAAAATACATCACTGTTCCAATCACTGCAGCGGTTACAGCTCTCGGCACCTTGGCAATTAAAACCACTGAGACAGTCAACGATATGAGCGACACTGCTAAGCAACTTGGTGTCGGTTTAGAAGCTCTCCAAAAGTGGGAGTATGCAGCTAAGCAACTCGGTAGTGAAACTGAGTATCTAGATAAGGCTTTCCAAAAGACAAATAATCTCCTCGCTGAAATAGCTAGTGGAGAGGATGTTTCTGACAAGCTATCCTTGATAGGTCTAACAATGGATGATCTTGCCGGACTAGATGCCGAAGGTGCGTTTAGGAAAATTAGAAGTGCTATCGCTTCGGTTGGTGATAGTGCTACTAGGACAGCTTTAGCAAATGAATTTTTCGGGGATAAACTCGGTACCTTTCTTGCTCCCGTTTTGGCTGCAAGTGAAGGAGAACTCGAAGCCTGGCAACAAGAAGCAGAAAAAGTGGGAATTGTTTCTGAAGAAGATGCAGAAGCCACAGGTTCATTAGGCAATTCAATCTATGCTCTAAAGCAAGCGTTTTTATCTTTAAGAACCGAACTTGCTACCGCGCTTGCTCCCATAATTACTAAGATTGTCAATTTCCTTAAAGACACGGTTATTCCAAAGGTTAAGGAATTAATTGCCAAATGGAAAGAATTGTCTGGTGGGGCAAAAGCTTTCATTGGAGCCATCACCGGTATTCTTGTAGCCGTCGGACCGATTCTAACGATTGTTGCGAAAGCTATAACGCTATTCAGCAAGCTTAAAGAGGCTATTGGCGCCATTGGCGGAGTATCAAAAGTGGCAGCAGCGGCCGCAAAAGCTGGTCCGTGGGCCATTATTATTGCGATAGTAGCAGCTTTGCTTCTTCAAAATGAAAACTTTAGAAAGTTGCTCGGTAGAATCCTAGAGATAGTTCAAAAGCTTATTGACAAAATAGTAGAACTTGTCGGCAAGATTTTCGAGAAACTTAAGCCAATATTAGACATCCTTATGGGCGTTATTAATCAGATTATTGACGTCCTTGTCGAAATTATCGATGAAGTACTCGATGTGGTCATGATGGTTCTTGATGAAGTGGTAAAACTACTAGAATCACTAATCGAGCCCATAACTGCGATTACAGAAATGCTCACAGCAATTCTAGTGCCAATTACAGTGCTTATTGGAAAGATACTGCAAGTTGTCGCTAAAATCATCCAAGCCATTATTGGATTGGTTGTCAAAATTATTGAGGTAATTATTGAACTTGTAGAAGAGATTCTTCCTATTGTTTTAAAGATTATTGATTTAGTCGTGAAGATTTTAGGGGCGGTAATCCAAGTAATCGTTCAGCTATTAGATATTATTGTCGATATACTTGAGCCAATTCTCGAGATTATCATGGCAATTCTAGAGCCGATTATTACTCTGATCGCCAATGTTATTGGAATAATTGCATCTTTACTACAAATTTTGATGCCTTTAATTGAGATTGCTTTGCAGCCAATTTTAGATATCCTAAGCATACTCTTTACTATTATTGAGGCTTTGTCACCAATTCTTGTCGTTGTGGGTAATGTCATTAAAACAGTCATTGCTCCAGTGCTTCAATTATTGTTTACAATTCTCAAGCCCATCTTAGATATTCTTAATGCGATTATTGAAGCTGTAAGATGGCTTCTTGAAAACACAATAGGGAAAGTGTTCGGCTGGATCGGCGACTTATTTTCTGGTCGACTTTTCTCTAAAGAAAATAGCGTTACTTCAAATAAAACAAACAATACTTCAAACGATAATCGAGTCACTAATAACAGCGTCACTATAAACACGAGTGGCGATGTTGATGTCGACTCAATCAATGCAGCTTTAGGAGGTGCTTACTGATGAGACGGAAATTATATTTAGTCAATGAATCCGGTAGCACCTTCTATTTCGATTTCCAAAGCCAATGTGCTATCGAAGAGATCGATGGTTTAGGATTCGAATTTGATATTACCTATGAGGACTTTGAATCAAACTTTGTTGAAACCAATAGAACTATCCCTCAGAGGGCAATCACCTTTTCACTTATTTTCTTCGATGGATATAAAGGTTTTACACGCTGGATTAAATACCTAGCAAAGAGTCAACAACTAAGGCTCTTCTACGAAGCGGATGGAAAGAAATTCTGCTATGTCAATATCAGATCATCGGACAAAACTGAACTTAAAAGCAATGCTTTAAGAACCAAAGTGAAAATTGACTGTTTGTCTTTATGGCTAGTTAATAGGTCCGTCGAAATCCAAGTGAGAAACATTGGTGGTGGCAAGATTTATACCTATGATTATCCTTACTCATATGCTGTTTCTTTTAACGGCAAAACCACGGTAACGAATAACTCAGCAAGAGATGTTCCTTTGCTAATTCGAATGATCGGAAACTGCTTAAACCCGCGGGTGATAATTCGGCAAGGCGGAAAAGACATCCAAAAGCTACGGTTGCTCACCGATGAAAGGGACGAACCGATCATTGAAGTAAATGCCAGTCGCACCGAGCAATCAATTATCAAAATAACTCCAACAGATACATTTGATTATTACGATAAACAAGATTTCGCTGAGAAGAACTTCTTATTTCTCCCACCCGGGGAAAGTGAGATCTTTTTTGATCCAGGAGTTCGAGAACCGGCTCTTTGTCAAATCGAATTCAAAGAAGAATATGTCACCCATTAGGAGCAAGTATGGAATTGATATTTTTAGATGAACAAACTCTCAAAGTTATTGACCATGCATACGCTACCGATGACTACGAAATTATCGTCGATTCTCTGCTACCGCAAAAGTCGTCTTTCACGATTAATAAACAAAGTTTAAAAGCTGAAATTGGAGACTTGCTCTTGGTGAAAGACAATCATTATTTTTATCTTGGATTCATCATCTCGATTGAACTTGATTCAAAAAAAAGAGTCAAAGTCAAAACCAACGACTACTTGTCCTTACTCGATGTCGAAGTTCCCATTCCAACTAGTTATTCTGGAAATGTCGCTAATTTTGTAGCAAATCTCATTCGAGAGAACTTCATTAGTTCTGGCGACACATTTCAAAATGTATCGTATCTAGAAGTTGCTGTCGAAACTGTTAAAACCACAAGTCTTGTATATGAGACCGATAAGATGGCCAACATTCTAGATTTGGTTGAGGAGTTTTCAAAGGAATACGGAATCGGACTAGCATATGAAGTCGTTATTAAAAACGGCAAGTTTCACAAAGTCAAAATTAGAATAGTGGAAGCTAATGTTGGTTTAACGATTAAAAGCGATCTAGGAACTATCTCTGATTTAGTCATCAATGATACAAACGAAATATCCTTAAACAAGATTGTCTTCGTACCGAAAGCGGAAAACTCCGCTCACCGAAGTCGAGCAACCTATTTTTTAACAACTGATGGAGACGTTCTTACCAGCCCATCGCAGGATAAAAGGTTCACAAAAGTCAAAGTAAAATACGCGTTTTTTGATGATAATGAATACTCTTCGCTCCTAGAAAAAGCCAAGAAAGAACTAATCGATTCTTCTCTAGAACACTCAATAACTTTTAACTTCTCATTTGTGGCTAATAAAATAGCGTCGATTGAGAACCTTAAGTGTGGTGCAATAGTGAGATTCGTTACTGAAAAGAAAACCTATGAAACTATTGTCACAAAGATGGAGTTTAAGGGCTCTTTTAATATTGCTAAGGTAACGCTTGGCGAATACCGTCTGTCTTTGACAGATAAACTCAAACTATTTGATAGGAGGAAATAACCATGTCACTGATCAAAATCACCTTTGATGCATCTTCAGTATCGAGCAAAATGGATGCCGACATTAACCACTTTTTGGCTAATAAGCAGAATGGCATTTTTACTGATGTTCTCGGTAGATGCCAGGCTTCCGTAAGCAACAGCTATATCTCGTTTCAAAGCGGATACATCCAAGTTTATGGAAGAAGAATTTTTGTCGAGAGCGGAACAAGAATTGCTCTCTCATTGGACGGAAGCGCTTATGGCTATGTTATCGTCAAAATTGATCTGGGAAATAACGAGTTGTCTCTTGAACTAAAAGAGGCTCTTAGCGCATACCCAGTCTTAACTCAAGAGGATTTGATGAATGGTGGACTCATTTATGAATTCCCGCTTACTCGTTATACGAAAACCGCATCATCGGTAACTCTCGATGCAAACTACGTTCCGCCTTCAATCAAAACCGCCAACACCTATGCTCTCGAACAAGCGCAATTAGCGATTAACGACGCGGATGCAAAATTTAGTCCTGTTTGGCAAATGTATTACACTCGAAAAATTGGCAGCATATATGTTTTTGAAAGTATCACTTCAACCAATGCTGGCAATGGCATCATTGGTATCTACTTCACGGGTTGCTATGTCACTTTCGCAGCAAAAGCTATAGGTGGCTCTGGCGGAGTCATTAATTATCGCTACTTAGGAAACGACTATCAAATTAACGGGACGCTATCGACAAATGGGCTTTTCGTAGAAGACAGTCGAGGGAGTATACCTAAATATGTTACGGTCACTAGATAATTTAATACCTTACAAAATCCTAGCTGTCTATCAATGCGGATCGACAGCCTACGGCCTGAATAATGAAACCAGCGATGAAGATTACACGGTTATTGTGGATAACTACTGTGGCGCAGATATCATCAAAGATGATGGTGCCGATTATTTCGTCTTCGGAGTATCTTATTTTGAAAAACTCAAACGATTTGAAACCAAACTAACATGTTTTAAAGTTTGGATTGATAACACGGTCCTCGCAAAAGCAAATCTGGTCTATATTGATGATTCCTTCAAAGAACAATTTGATTCTTTAATTCAAGTCGACTGGGACGCCTATTTTTATAAGTGGCTCGAGGCAGTAGTGAATTATTTTGAAATTCGGATTGAATATCCCGATAAGTCTCTATACCACCTAATTCGAATTAAGAGAGAAGTTCAAAACTTTCTTGAAACAAACGAACTGAAATACAACGTTAGCGAGGATGATTTTGAACTCGCTAGAGCATATAGGAAAAACCCTCAGAGCGCCATTCCCTCGGTTAAAGAGGCTTTTTCTTACTTAAAACAAATCCTGGAGGAAAAAAAGGAATGAATCAAATTGTCGAAATTATATTGACATCGGCATCAATCATCACTTCTTTAGGGGTGATCCTTGGTGTCATTTTTACAGTAAATAAATGGATACTAAATAGGAAAAAAAACGATAAAGACATAAGAGATATCAAAGAAGAACAGTCGATCCTGACTAAAGGTGTTCTTGCATGTCTTAAAGGCCTTAAAGAACAAGGCTGCGATGGACCTGTAACTTTTGCCATTGATGAAATTCAGACATATCTCAATAAACAAGCTCATAGATAGGAGGAGCAAATTATGAACCAAATATTAATCAACATTTTAGCTACGGTAGTGACCTGCATCGTTCTGCCACTCATCAGTTATTTAGGCATTCGATTGACTCAATGGCTTAATAACAAGATTAAAGATGAAAAAGGCCAGGCGCTCATCAAACAAGCGACAGATGTTGTTTTAAATGCAGTTAGGTCGGTATTTCAAACCTATGTAGAGTCGCTAAAGAAAAGCGGAACTTTTGATAAAGAAGCACAGGTGACCGCTCTAAACTTGGCTAAAGACATAGTCTTAAAACAGCTGAATGAAGATGTTAAAAACTACGTAAAAGACAATTATGGCGACCTGTCAGATTGGATAACAAACCAGATTGAATCATCTATAAATTTACTTAAAAACTAATTTAATCCCATGAAAAGCCAAATGCTGAGTAGTGGGATTTTTTTATTTTTTGCTTAATCTCAATACATAGTATGCTAAAATGAACTCAACTGATGGTAGATACAAACCAAGAAACAGAAGGAGAGTTTAAAACTCAACTAGAAGAAGAGTAGGTAGGCTTTTTAGCATTTACTTTTTAATATGTAGTTGTCAATTGGAGGACACATATATGGCAGAAACATTAAATTCAAGAATCAAGAGTCTGAGAAAAGAAAAGGGCATGACCCAATTAGAACTTGCCGAAAAACTAAATATCACAGATAAAGCTGTGAGTAAATGGGAATCTGGCGATGGCAATCCTGACATCTCACTATTGCCAATTTTGGCACAGATTTTTGATGTAAGCATCGACTATTTATTAACTGGCGCTCAAGAGGATAAGATTTCTTTAGATGATATGGAACCGAAAAAGCGTCTTGAATACTTAATTAAAAAGGATGACAAAGATAACTTTATCAAATATGGTTACGATAAACCGTCTTATGAAAGATTTCCTATTTTTATTGGACGTCCAGTCAACTTTTCAAACGTTTCAATTCCTAGTATCAATGAAAATGCGTGGAAAAATGTTCTAGATAATAATGCGGACAAGATTTTTAAACACTGTTGTAAGGTTCTTATTGAATCACTAAAAGAGCCGATATCTCTTGCGGTTATAATGATTCCTTTTTTGGATGAAGTCGTTAAAAAATGTATTGATCTCGATTTTGTGGAGATGATAGAGGCTTTAGGCGTTAGATATTTCGGCTTAGGCAAAAACCAGAAATCTCTTCTTACTGGAAGAAAAGCATATTTGTTACCTGCTGTTTATGGAGGAGAATTTTCGAGAGAAGAAGTAGTTGCTAACATTTCTGAAGATACATTTGATTACTTTTTCAAAATGGCTGACAAGTCTCCAAAATGCTTTGCCTATATTACTAAATATGAACTTAAAATCCAATTAACAAAAAAAGATCGGAATGGCGAAATAGTTAAATTTGGTTCGCCCCTTTATACCGCCACAAGCTTGTACAATGAGTTATTCATGAAACTTATTGAATATGAAAAATTTGAGGTCTTAGAAGACTTCTTAAAGAGCTTAAAGGAAGAATTAATACAACTCGAATCCAATGATCATAGTGTTTATTCTAACTGCTCCACAAGAGGTACATTTTTTCTCCGCAGTGGTAGTTATATTTCAGGAAATTATGTTGTTGTAGGA